AGTCCATGTGTCTTACACGATTGTCTTCTGTACCTTTATTGTTCTTTAAAACAAGTAAGTCTTCAACTTCTAAATGCCAAACAGGATAATATAATGTTGCCGCACCACCACGAACACCACCCTGTGAACATGACTTAACAGCCGCTTGAAACATTTTATAGAATGGAATAACACCAGTATGTGATGCATCGCCATTACGAATAGGTGAGTTTATTGCACGGATACTACCTGCTCCGACGCCAATTCCTGCTTTCTGAGAGACATATTTGACAATTGAACTAGATGTCGCATTGATACTATCTAAACTATCATCTGTTTCAATTAATACACAACTACTGAATTGTCTTTGCGAAGTTCTGACTCCAGCCATAACAGGAGTTGGCAATGAAATATCAAAAGTACTAATAGCATTATAGTAATCTTTAACCCACCTCAAACGAGAACTGCGAGGATACTGACTGAATAGTGTCGCCGCAATCAACACGTATGCCATCTGAGGTGTCTCGTAAAGATGGCCTGTTACTCTATTTTGTACTAGATACTTTCCACGAAATTGTTCCATACCAACATAAGAGATATCAAAATCTCTATCATGTCTGATAAATGAATTTATTTGATTCCATTCATCATCTGAATAATCGTTTAATAATGCTTCATCATAAAAGCCCAATTTGATATTTTTTTCTACTAATTCTTTAACATGACACGGTGTAAAACTTTCATACACTTCTTTACGAATATGGTAATTAATCAAATTGCCTGCAGCCCACTGATAGTTTGGAGTATCTTCTGGTATCAATTCTGCGGCTGCCTTAATAAGTGTTTCTTGTATATCAGAACTTGTAATACCATCATAAAACTGTATATGAGATTTTAATTCAATCTCACTTGCTGACACACCTGCTATATCTTTACAAGCAAAAAATACAACCTTGTGCATTTTTTCTAGGTCAAGATTTTCTTTATCTCCATTTCGTTTTACTACTTTTATATTTGTCATAATCCTAATCTTTCATCTATTATCTATTGTTAATCTCCGCATCTTCCATACCTGCTACTCTTAACTTAATTATATTAGTAAGTTGAAAGTGCTTAATCTCAAACCCTTTGGTTATACCCAAATATTGGTTTCGGACAAATGCAACTTGATTAATAAGTTCTCCTATAGCAACAACTTCTGCTTCCCCATCGGCATATTTTTCTGCATCCCGACTACTAAGTGCTTTATTGTAGTTTTCTAAATACTTTCTTAGAAACTCACTTCTTTTCTTTCTTAATTGAATGTTAAGATGTTCTAATATTGCTTCAATCTCTTGCAATTGACCGAAGCGAAGTTCAACAAACGCAGGCAGATAAGTTGAATTCTTCTCTACGTTGCCTTTAATTTTTACTTCATTTCGTGCATCTGTTAATTCACTAGTAAAGAAATCAATCATATTTGGGATTTCTCCCCAATCTTTAACTACTTTGCTATACCAGTTCATTAATTCCAATCATCCTCTTCATCGTCAAACTCATCGTCTTCTACATAGTACCTTCGTACTGCTTCATGTAAAATCTTATCATCATCGCACAATACTTCAATATCTACCTTTTCTAATCCGGCTTCGTCTACTGCTTTAATAAAGATTTCTGCCACTTCTAATTTTTCTTTTGCAGGGACGTATGCTTTGATACTTTCCCATAATTCAAATACTGTTTCTGCCTCAAGTGCTATCATGTATTATTTCCTGTCTGATTGATGAGTAATATTTATAAATGTTGTCGTATCATTAAAGACAATGTTAACTACCAAAGTCACCATCTTCCCTATGACCAACACGCATTGCCATATTATTTTGTGTTTCACGTACTTCTACTTTGCAACACCAAATACGGTCTGCTTCGCCATAATCTTTTAGGAACACAGTATTGATATACTCATACAAAAAATCAGCAATACCTTCACATCCTGTGCGTTCTACTTCTGTAATCTTTGCAAGACCTAGTTCACCTAACTTTTTGATATCATTATAATTGGGGTCATCTAATGCAAGAAGTGTTGTATGGTCAAACCAATCTTCTAGGAGATGTTTCAGTGGACGTAGTCCACCGAAATCCATTACCCAATTACGAGCATCCAAAGTATCTGACTCAAATTCAAAATGAAAACTTAGAGCATATCCATGTAAAATGTTGCAATGACTGTCTGCCCGCCATTGCCTATAAGCGACTGGAAATTGTTGATGATATGTTTTCGTTGATATATATTTTGCCATTTACTCGGTCTCCAATTCTTGTGCTACTAATTCATGCTTTTCAGCATCAAAAGTTTCATCATTCCACTCTTTAATGATAATGTCTAATTTGTCATCCGTCCAATTCTTACGGAATTCAATCATTTCTTCGCCTGTTTTTGTCATATAACGCAAACGATTTCCTTGCTTGACAAGAATACCTTTTGCTTCGAAGAAATCTACTAGTCCACTGTATGGACTCATACCTGTTTCGTATGGAATTTCTACTTGTACGCTTTCAAAGGGTTTAGCATAACGTGTTTTCATTACTTTACACGCCGCTCTAATACCATGTACTTGTGATGTTTTGTTACCATCTGCGTCTACTTTTAATTTGAGTTTACGCATAGCAATAACAATACTACTTGCATAGATAAAGCCTTGACCACCAGCAATTTTATCATCTGGGTCAAACATATCTTGTGATGCGTATGTGTGATTTGTAGCAACTAGTCCTACATTGAAGTCACCGAACATATTAACTGAGTTACGCACAAGAGCCGCTAGAGCCTTTGGCTTACGTCCCATATCACCTTTCATATCACCTTTGTTGAACTGGTCAACGTCTGTTGGTGTTAACATCATACCAAGACTGTCTAAAACAAATAAAACTTTTGGTCTGCTTTCATCGTCTGTATTTTCATATTCAGCACGATAGTCCTTCATAAAATCTGAAATAATTTTAGCAACATCATCTATCATTGCTACGTTCAGTTTTAGTAATTTTTCTGGGTCAGTACTCACATCAAGTGCATGTAACCAACTTTCATCTAGTGCGTTTTCACTATCAATAAGAACTACAAAGATACCTTGGTCTTGTGCGTTCTTAACAATATTACCTGCCGCAATATATGACTTACCAGCGCCACTCTCACCTGCAAGTACTGTTACTTTGCCTAGCGGAATGCCTTTATTAAAATCATTAGAAATTAACTTGTTTAGACAGTAGTTACCTGTTGATATCCATGTATCAGGGTCACGAAAACCTACACTCATACCTGGTACAGATTTCGTTATACTCTTACGAAATTTACTTGCATCAAATGCCTTTGCCATATTCTACTCCATTCAAAGAAAAAATACATGGGGACATTGCGCCCCCATGTTAATTTATTATTAGTCAGATTTTCTGGAACGTATCATTGCCAAAATATCTGCCGCATCCGATGATGCACCTGCTGGTGCAGTTTCTTCTGCTACCGTTTCAGCAACTTTTTCCTGTACAGGAGCCGTTGCAGTCGGAGTAGTCGGCTTTGGAGTAGTCTCAGTCTTAGGCGCAGTTGATGTTGCAACTGGTGCCGCCGATGCTGTTGTGTCTGCGATTTCCAGACCGTATGGCTTATAAAATTTACCCCAACGTTGTGGGTCGTACAATTCACCATCTACTGATGCTTCGAACATCTCCATGATAATACCAATTTCTTCCTCAGTAGGACGCTTAGGCATAAACTCATTTAAGTCATATAGACCATGAGTTTCAATTGCTGAACGTTCTGCTTCATCAAGGCTACGTTCTTTACGAGCCCAATTTGAAGTTGAGTAATCCGCATACTGACCTTTTTGAGTTTTAGTCAAACGGAAGTCTGTACCTTGCTCAACGTCAGTTGGAAGATTTTCCATATCTGGGTCCATCAGTGCCGCTTTAAGCAACTTAAAGATTTGTGGACCAATGATGAAACGACGGATTGGGTTCTCTGGTGTTTCTCCATTCATAGGGTCTGTTGTAACAAATCCCTGAAAAATGTAAGAACGTTTTTTCCAGTACTTACGTCCGATGTCTTCCATACTTGGGTCTTTGAACCAAGGACGAATTTCAGCATGTACTGGACATGTGTCACCCCACATTTCAATGCAAGGAACTTGAACAATTACAGATTTATTAGTGTCTCCACCTTTGACACCTGGAAAAGGCATCTTAATAACCTGACGTTCACGCCAAAAGAATGTATTAGAATTGTCCGCATCCGGAAGAAATCTCAACACTGCTGTAGTGTCGTTATCGATATTCCAAAAGGGATAAACTGCGTCTGAGCCTCGATTTGAGTTAGACGAATCTGTTGCGCTTTTATCTTGTGCCAGCAACTTTGCACGTATTTCTGCTAGTGTAGCCATAGTATTCTCCTATATTAGCCTGTATTAGTTTTGTATTAGCCTAGTGTGTAACATCCTCTGAACTCTCTAAGCATGTTACTACTATACTTATCTTTTACTTAAAAGTCAAGTGTTAAATGCTACTTTTTTGAAGTTTTTTGAAGTTTTTTTGGATAACCTTGAAAACCAATAAAAAAGGGAGTCATTTAACTCCCTCTAGTATAACATAGTGAAATGTGAATGTCAAGCAGAAAATTAACTTTCTTTAAGAACTCTTTCTGGGTCGAATTTTGAGAATGCTTGTTCAACCATTTCGTCAATGCGGTCATTTGCAACTTCTTCTACTGATTCTGCTGTTGCTTTTGACATCTTTAATAAATGACTTGCTAGTGTTAATTTTTCTTTGTTCAATCCTGCTGGATTCTTACGAATTTCTCCAGCAACATCATGCAAGAACATTGATAACTCTGCCGCTCTATCGTGACCTTTGTTTTTACGTTTCTTGTCATCTGTCGTATCAACATCTACTCTGTCACCGATATCATCAAAACTCATAGCAATCATATTGATTTTCTTCATTCTTGCTTCTTCGGCATTGCGAGGCTCAGCATATTGCTTTTTGATTTCGTCATAGTTGTACTCTGCATTAGGGTCTTTAGGAAAATAAATCTTATTTTTCTTTTCGCCAGTCTTCTTATCTTTTGCAAGAATAATTTCTTTAACACGCTCAATCTGATTAGCACGATTGTTTTCCATTTCTTCTTCGTTTACACGATGAACAAGTGGTAGAATATCTTTTAATGATTCTTCAAATGATGACTTTGTGAATTTTTGAACATATGAATTGATTGTATCTTCTGATGCTTCTTCGATTACTTTTTCTTCATTTAATGCCATTGACTCAACAAATGCCGTATAGCCATTTGCGCCTTGAATACGCTTAATGCTTTCTTTTATAGATTCCATATTGCGTTTTACATTTAATACTACTGAACGATTGCTTTCATTAACAAGTTTTTGTTTTGAAACAACGCCCATAAATTCTTTTAGTTTTGCCAAGTTTGAAGATAATCCGACAATCGCCTCACCAACCATATCAGATGGGATACCACCCGATGCTACGTGTCTAGCCATTGCTCTTGCACCATTTAAGTGTTTGAATGGATATTTGAAACGTTCACCTTCTGAATTCTCAACAAAGATTGATGAGATATTACGTGAACGTGCACCACGTGATTCTTCGTTTACCGCATTTCTGTGCTTAACGATTAGTCGTACATTTTCTAGTGTTTGGCGACTGGTGCGTGATGAACCTTCTAGCGGGCTCATGCCCTCATTGAATACGTCACTCATAGTCTGCTCCTTATTTTGTTCTATTTTGTATGCGTAATTTTTTGGTTTGATTCTTTTGCCGAATGAACGAACATCAAAATCTAACATATTACTGTGTGCAATCTGTCTTAAGTTTTTCATCATTGAACTGACTTCTGTTTTGTCAATATCAACGTGTTCACCCACATGAAACTGTAATTCTTTTGCTGAGTCATCAATATGAACCATCATGTTAGGAGTTTCAACATAGAAATATCTTGCTTTTGTAGGGTCTGACACACTTTTGCCGTTTGAATCGTCAAACATCTTCAGTGCTAGGCCGCTACCTTGCATGAACTTCATTACTTTTGTTGCTACATTGTTTAAATTAACTGCCATAATATGTATTTCCTTTTTAGTATTTATCAAATATTCTAAATTATGACCGGTAATGGTTCACTATATTGTTCATCACTGTCTAATCTTTCGCCCAACAGTGCTTCATAATCTTCATCAAACCTAGATATAACTTGTATTTGTCTAATACATAACAAAGTCGCCGAAACTAAATCATCCGTTTCACCTGTCTTTGCTTCGTAACTTTTACCTTTAGCGATAAAAGTTTTTAATTCTCTAATAAGATTTCTACTCAATGGAACCATCTTATCACTTTCTATCCAAGATTTCATCTTCATACATGCTACGATTTTTGTCTTGTATGAGGTTGTAAAACCTTTTCTACTTTTTCGTTGTATTCCTTTTTTCTTTGGTTCATGCAAGAATGTACCAGGAAACTTGTCTTCATCCATTTCTTCAATAACAATAAGTGCGGCTTCACCCAATGAATTGTTCTCTACAGACCAATATATTTCAGGTGCGTTATTTCCAAGTTCTCTCATCTCATCGTTAATTATTGTGAGAATATCATGCATCGTTTTTACTTGACCTCTCACATCTGTTCTATTGTTTTGCCATTCACCTACTTGTATTAGTTCTGGCAAACTCCAAACTGCAATTGCTGAATTGTCACCACCTGTACCCATTGCAGGGTCAAGTCCAACAATATATGTTGAATCTTTGTTAATCTTTTCAAACCAACGTACTTGACCAGTTCTCATTATAGGTTCGCTACCTTTTAAATCTGCTAACTTAAGACTCGCTACTAGCGTTTCATCAAATGCAATAAACTGACATTCATGCTCTCTTAAGAAACGTTCTTCTCCTACACGGGCTCTTTCTTCCCCTTGCCACTGTTCATCTCTATCTGGATGCTGATTCCATGTCGCCATATAGGGTCTAAATCCGTTTGTACCTACTTCTGTTTCATTTCCATAATCATCTAGTCTCTTATTTGCTGAACTCCAAATCATAGCAAATTGGTCATCATCTAAGTTTGGTGTTGATGTGATAATTGCTTTACCACCTGTTGCTAGTGTTGGAGATATAGAAGTCCAAAACTCTTTTGCAATATTAGGTCTAACAAATGCAAACTCATCTGCATATAGCAATGAGATTGAAAGACCACGACCAGTATTTTCTGTTGTTGCTTGAGCAATGATACGAGAACCATTATCAAATTCAATACTACCTTT